CGTCGACCCAGCAGGTGCGGCAGGTAAGAGTTGGTTTGCATCATATTGGTTGAGTAAGCACGGAGAGGATACGCAGTTGCTTTCCGGTGGTAAACGTGATGATTTGGCTCACGCGATTGATTCGTCCAAAAGGTTCTTCTTGTTCGATATTCCCCGAGGAGGAATGGAGTATTTCCAGTACGCAATACTGGAGCAGTTGAAAAACCGAGTCGTGTTCTCCCCCAAGTACGAGTCTACGACGAAACTTCTGTCCCACATCCCACATGTCGTCGTTTTCTGTAACGAGGAACCCGATACCACTAAACTTACACCCGACCGCTTTGACATTGTCAACTTCAGCGATGCCGTACCGTCCTAAACGTCCCTACTATTGGCGTCGTGGTCCTGGTTGGACTAAGAACCCCTATGCCGCTTCCCGAGCCCGTTGGATGGGCAAGCGTGGAGCGTTTGGCCACCGTACCTTGAAGAAATATCCTTACACTCGCAATTGGCGCAGCAGGTACTACTAAGCATGTAACATCTAGGTTATTCCATGGGCCCCAATACAGCCACCTACAATCTAAATACTCTTATCCGTGTGGATCTTTCCAGTAGCACGTAGAAACGATCTTGACCGTCACGTTCACTACCGGAGAGACTCCCGAGTTCGAAGGATCGACACCGTAGTAGTAGAGACAAGGATACCAATCCATGATCTTTTCCGTATTGTTTGCAGCGGCCGAAAGCTCGTCTTTTTCAAGCTGGTTCACTTTGTTGTTCAACTCCCACCACATCTTAATGAATCGAAAGCTACTCCCTTCACTAGAGTCTGCTGCCTTAGGTCCGAGTCGGACCATCATGTCTTTTGCGCAGTAGAAGTACTTGCTAGCACACAAGGGTGCCGTGCCAGCGCTGCACTTCAGGTTGAGTGCTTCATCGGTCGCATCAAGAAGCACAGGTTCCTTGGTTGTGTCGCGGTTCTTAAAGATCGCCATCTCTTCTCCCGCAGTTCCCACAGCACCTCCATCTCTTGGTTTCTTCCGCCATCCTAGGATGAGGCGAAGGTCGACCGGCTGAGTCGTATTTTTGTTCGAGAAATGAGCATTGAAGCGAATACCCCGAACGAATATCTTCAATCCATGACGTTCAGCTTGTTGGATCGTTAGACTTCCTTGACTAGCAGGAAAGCTTTCAGCAGTCACCATCCCCTCCATCGGAGTCATCCGTTTTACACTAAGTGCCGTCAACGACGTAACACTCGAAACCCTTCCGTGGCGTTTTCCTTCAAACAGACCGAGAGCTTGCTTGCGGACTCGCGTTCCAAAACGAAGCCTACGACGGCGACCACGAGAGCGGATACGCTTACGACTAACGACACGATTGGAACGCCCACTTCGAAAGCCCGCATAGCGTCGACCTCCTACTGAGTTAGGCATTTCCAATGGTTGATCGTTTGCGGTTCTTCTTCCTCTTCTAGTTCTGATTTCTTCAACGACTTCTCGTGCACGACGACCCAAGTGTCTAGCTCTGTTTGCTTCAGCGTCGAATTCACCTCGTAATGCACGTGCAACAAGATTACCTCCAGCGTATAAAGCGCCTCCGTAACCTGCACCTCGAACAGCTAGCTGTTGATTGTTCATTGTGATTAATGTTAACCCTAAAGTGACTGGCGTAGTATTACCCAGTCACTTCTGTCCCACCTCCCATATGGGACTCCGCGTACGTAGCGTTAAAGCGGCGCGCATTTTTTGAATTTTCGCGCGTGCTATTTTTTTGCCGGGTTTGTCATTGGTCTCAGCATGATTCACTCTTCTTCACCATGGTGCAAGCGACGCGTTGGTGCTTCACTCTCAACAATCCCACCGAGGGTGAGGTCGGTATGCTTACCGACCTTGCTGAGACCGACCACGTCAACTATCTGGTCTTTGGTCGCGAGACGGGGGAGTCCGGAACGCCTCATCTACAAGGTTTCATCATTTTCGACGTGCGCAAGCGCATGAATCAAGTAAAGTCTATTTTAGGGGATCGTTATCATTTGGAACACTCCCGCGGCACTCCTAAACAAGCCTCCGACTATTGCAAGAAGGATGGCGACTTCGAGGAGTTCGGAACATTCACGAACTCTCAAGGTAAGCGCACCGATTGGGACGCTTTTAAAGATTGGTGTCTTGACCAAGACGGTTTGCCTTCTGAGACAGCGATTTGTCTTGCCTGGCCCCGCCTTTTCGGTCAGTATCGTCATGCCGTTCTTCACATGGCTCGTCTTCTGAGTCCGTCTCCTCCTCTAGTTGAAGGAGATCTTCTAGAATGGCAGTCAGCTCTTGAACAGCAGTTGTTAGCGCCGCCAGACGACCGATCAGTGCATTTTCTCGTCGACCCAGCAGGTGCGGCAGGTAAGAGTTGGTTTGCATCATATTGGTTGAGTAAGCACGGA